ATTTGCTTGTTGAAGGAGAGGATGCGTTTACCAAGGATGTTGGAGTGATCGTTGGATCTCCATACACCAAAGTAAACAAGGAACTCAAACAAGACATACTAGATCGAGGCATGTGCTGTATTAAAGAATCAGAATACAATGATATTATGGCGATGCGTGACCACATGATTCCAGAGGGTGACATGTATCTGAATGGTGATGGCAAAGTTGCTGAAGCATCATTTTACTGGTACGAAGATGAAGTTCTTTGTAAATGCCGTCCAGATGTTATTTGCCAACCAAGAGGCCCACATAAACCGCATGAAATTGTAGTCGTGGATTACAAAACCACATACAGTTGCTCTCCTGAGTATTTCAAAGAATCTGTATTGAAGTATGGCTATGCAGAACAAGCGTCTTGGTATAGAAGAGGTATGGAAGCTGCAGGCTATAAAGTAAAAGAATTTGTATTTGTAGCTCAAGAAAAGAAACCACCATACGCAAGTAAGGTATTTATAATTACGGATAAGCAAATGGATGTTGCTTGGGAAACAATGAACACGCACCTGGAGAACATCAAAAGATGTATGAAGGGTAATAAACCTACTATATATAACAGTCCGAATATCGTGACACTGGATTTAGAAAATGAGACCACCTAATAAAATTAAAGACAATATAAACCCTGATCACTACAAAAGCGAAGGCGAGATACAATGTATTGATGCCATCAAAGCCAGTATGACGCACGATCAATTCAAGGCGCACCTGAAAGCGTGTTGCATTAAATACTTATGGAGATACGAAAAGAAACATGATAATGGTATCGAAGATTTACGAAAAGCCTGGTGGTACTTACAAAAATTGATTGACGAAAATATTTATTAGTCGTGACAAAAACAACTTCTGCCGTCGTCTCCGAATAATTCTATTTGTTTAGCATCCAGTTTGGCTAATTCAACTAACTCTACGTAGCTGCTGTCTTTCCTGAACTTTGCTGTTGAAGCATCTCTGCCTAACTCTTTTTGTGCAGATGTTTGTAATTTTCTTTCTTGCTCTATCCACCAATCAGCAAGTTCTGGTTTTTCTTTTATAATTTTAATTAATGTTTTTTGTCCTTTTAAGTAACAAAGATCGCAATTACCAGCTAATGTTTTACCGTTATGATTGGGTAGTTTTAAATCAAAATCATTATTTTCCCAAAATTCAGCTACATCTTTTATTACAATCTTGTAATCGTACAAAGGCACTAATGATTCATATTTATTTTTACCTGATTCATTTTGTTTAACTGATTTGGATACCCTTCTTGGTTCGTCATATCTTAATCCAATAACATTCGCCCATCTTTTATATCCGTGTGATCTCATAAAACGATTCATAACACCGATTTTTAGTTCCATCGTACATAACCTGGCAACAGGATTCGGCAGCATTTTTTTTCTGTTAATTAATGCTTCAAATGGTTCTCCATTACGACTGGCTGTTTCGTATGTTACTTCTTTGGTTCGATAAATCGGCCTTTCTTCATGTATGTCTAACTCCAACCATCTAACATTTACATCCCAATTTTTTGAACAATCATTTATAAAATCCAATGTTTGTACCATTTCTTTACCTGTATTGGCGAACACAACATGAACATCTTCAGGCAAGACACCATCGTATGATTCTAAAATTTTATAGAGTAAATAGCCTGATGTTCTGCCACCGCTAAAACTAATCAATGCAGGACAATCAAACTTTTTTGGAAGAAACATTTTTTCTTCTTGATGATCCCAATAATTTTCAATTAGTTTATTATCCATTTTTGTCATTATGCAGTTTTACAAAATGTTCTGCATCTAATAAAACCAATACTTTACTTCTATTCCTTTTGAGAACAACTAAAGGCTCATATCCTTTACAGTTTTTCGATGCCTGGTCGTAGGCAGACCATATATTGAGTTTCTCTTGATTCTTACATTCGATTGAATATGGGAATTTGTTCCTGGATTGTTTGCCCATTATGATGTCTTCCCCAGCAGACCCCATCGGGCGACTTTCAAGATCATCTTCGTCAAGTCCAAGAAAATCTACCAACATGTTTCTAAACTTCTGTTGTAGCAGTCTTCCTTTTGCTTTTGCTGAACTTGGTTTCATTTTATTTCCTCTAATATTTCTTTTCTATACTGTAATAACGCTTTGCCTCGTAACATCATGTTAGATTTTTTTCCTTTTTTTCTTTTTCTGTAAAAACTAGAGTCTCTTTTTTTTGTACTTGGTTCTATTTGTTTTTCTTGGGTTTTGAACATTTCTATTTGTTTTTCTGCTTCTATGTTTTTTTTCCAAACATTTATATCTCTCATTCTTCTAATTCCACCTTCTTGTATATCTATACATTTATAATCCATCATTTTCCAAAAACTATTTGCTTCTATGTCAGAACCACATCTCAGGGATATTGATTTTACATTTTTGATTTTTGCTAAATCTTCTAATGTTTTTACTAACCCAGCACCATACCATTTACCTCTCAAATCATACTCTATACACGCCTGGAATATTTTTAAGATATTATCTCTGGGTGATTCAATACTTCCATGAAATAGATAACCTGCGTGTTGATTATTTACGAGTGCAAGAAGTATTCTTTGATTATTTGTTTCTCTTTCTAAAATTGATAGAGGATAAAAAGAAAGATCCCTCGCGTTTTTCTTTTGTAAGAAATCAACAAATTTCAAATCTTTCTTTTCTGCGTATTTTATTTCTAAATTCATAATTAAAAAAAAAGGTGCGTTTCGCTACACAACTGCACCAAGGTTGTTCATTAAGGCCTATAGGAGAAACCTTCGTAGCTTTGAGTTAAAAAATGCTAGGTCGGAAGCGTACCGATGATTAGGAATGGAGAAGTAGCACTTCCTTTCGACTCCTAGCGTAGCCGTGTGGCTAGAGTGAAGGTGGTTTGTTGACTGGCTTATCGTCACTTTTGTCTTCACTCTCAGGGTCTGACTTCTTCATGCTCGGTGGTAGACCTGCAGCTTTTGGTGGAGTCATCGTTTCTAACTTAATAAATGACTGCACTTCGTTGCTTGGGCCATACTCCGAACCTTCTTCAGCTTCCTTGACTATCAGTTTGCACATCACTTCTTTACCTTGTAATGCGACTGCACTTTTAGGTGCTTCTGACATCCCACATGCTCTCAACAATCTTGCAAAATCGTTATTTGCGTAACCTCTGATCTCGCTTTGTTTTTGAGCATCTGCATGTTGATACCAAAGATTGAAATTTTTTCTTACTTTCCAACCTGCGTATTTCTCACCAGTTACTGATAGTTCTACTTTTAGGTAATCGTTACCTGCTGCGGAAGTTGTTTTTTCAGATACATTTATTATACAAGGGTATTCGCCCTCTGGTATAAATGAACTGACATCCGCTTCTTCCATGTTTATATCTAAACCTTCAAAATCACTCATGATGCACCCCCTGATGCAAATCCTAGTTTGTTAATAATATCGGTTAAGTTAGGTGCTTCAAACTCTTCTAACTTACCGCTTCTATCTTTCGCTGTATAGTTTTGTCCCACTCTGGTTTGAAACCAACGGCTGACTGTTTTCTTGCCTTCCTCAGTTTCATCATCAAAAGTTCTCAAACATAACACCTCGTCAAAAAAGTAAGGGATTTGAGTTGGTAACTTCGCACCCACCATCATCGGTTGATAATGGAACATGCCAGTTGCCTCATCTCTTTCTCTTGCTTCTTTAGCGATAAACACAACATGTATTGGCAAATCTCTAAACCTACGCATTGTTTTAATCATAACTTCGATTACTTCTCCGTATGCTCTGCGTGGATCTTTTGATTTTGCTTTCTCTTGAGATAACAAGATTTCTGACATTTCTGTAATACTATCCAAACAAACTGTATCGTATTCCAGTGTGCCATTCTCTAACAGTTGTGCAATTTCTTCTATCTCGGAGGCTTCTTTGACTTCAATAGCCGTCAAATTATCAGCATCTTTAATAGATAACAATCCACTCTCCATGCTGACCACCAAAGTTTTACCAGGTGCAGTTTTTAGAGAAGTGGTTTTTCCAGCCCCAGATGCACCGTAGATTAACAATTTAGCTCCCTGTTGTTCCACAAGTTCATTTGGAGTTTTGATACGCGATAATATATTATCATTCATATTTTTCTCCGTTGAAATTTAACTTTACATTATATAATAAATTCAGATACACTGTGTACTAAAATTTATTAAGGACTTATTGTAACATGAACAAAACAAAAAACAACCAATGGAAAATAAATTATTATCATCGTCAGAATAAACTATCAGAAAAAAAACTCCAAGACCTTTACGCAGAAGGTTTAGAACCAGAATACAAGGAGAGAGAAGTGGAGCAATACACACTAAAAAAATATATAGAATTTATCGGAACTGAGGCTGCAGCCGATTTATTTGAATGTAAACCATCAACCATAAAAGCATATCGCTATGGTAAAAGACAGCCTTCAATTGAACAAGCAAAGATCATTATAAAAAAGACTGGCGGTAAATTGGATTTTGAATCTATATACGGCCCTGTCGAAGAAAGCAAGAAAGAAAGCTAGTGCTTAACATTGAAGTATCTGCGCAGGATACTGCGCTTGATCTTGCGTTGGCTTATCTGGAACATGGGTATTCGCCAGTTCCATTAATGCGCCATAATAAAGTACCGCCTAAAGAATTAGGCAGTTGGCAGAAGTTCAAAGAACAGCAACCAAGTGAAGAACAAGTAACTCGATGGTTTAAAAACCGTGATGATTTAGTGGTCGCTTTAATATGTGGCAAGTTTCTAGTTGTTGATGCTGATACACCAGAAGCTGTCAATTGGGCAGAAGAAAACTTACCCAACACGCCATTGAAAGTAGTTACAGGTAAAGGTATGCACTATTACTATAACAACCCTGAGAACTACACTACTTATGTTGCAAGAAGAACGAATCATACAGAAGCATCAAGATTGATAGATATTAGAGGAGTGGGTGGATTAATAATCGCTCCATATAATATACACGCTACTGGTGCTATTTATGAGCCTAAATTCATTCCTGGATGGGATTGGCACGATACAAGTGACTTACCTAACTTTACGAAAGAACATTGGGTAATGATTACTGGTGCTGAAAAAATAAATGGCAAGCCAATATCCACCCCATTTTCTATGGACGGTGTTGTTGAAGGAAGTCGTAATGACAATGCTGCAAGATTAGCAGGTAACTTGATAGCCAAAAATGTAAGTATTGATATGGTTGAGTTTTTTGTTCAGCAATGGAATCTGCAAAACAAACCACCATTATCAAAAACAGAAATATCAACGACAGTAAACTCAATATTCAAAACCCACCAAAGAAAAAACAAGCAAGCACCTCTCTTCAGAAAAACAAAATACAACATACAAGAACCAAAAGATTTATACAGTCCTCCAGGAATACTTAAAGATGTTTTTGATTACTCGCAAAAGATTGCACATATACCTCAACCTGCATTATCAATACAAACAGCACTTGCATTTGGATCTGTTGGATTAGGACGTATATATCGAACCAATATGAATAATTATTCTTCCTTGTTCTTCATGTGCATAGCAAAGTCAGGACAAGGTAAAGAGAATGTAAAAACCACAATAGAATCAATATTAGATAACTCAGGCTTTGCAGATTTGATGGCAGGCGACGGTTACACAAGTTCGGGTGCTGTTTACAGTCTACTTAGACATAAACCAACACACATTACTGTTATGGATGAATTTGGTAAAAGACTAGAGAGTATCAGTAAATCTACAAACTCAAACAAAGAAGACGCTTTACAAGTGCTTATGGAGTCCTGGGGTCGCTGTCACGGAACGATTAGACCTGATAACTACTCTCTTATGACTTTGACCGTAAAACAGCAACAGGAGGCTATGGATCGCTCTACAATCAAGCCTGCAATTACACTTGTAGGTATGTCAGTACCGCGTAACTTTTATGGTGCTTTATCAACAGGCAGAATAGTTGATGGATTCTTGAATAGATTCATTGTTGTAGAGTCAAAATTACCAAGGACTGTTGGCAGAATGGTTGCTTATGAAGAACCTGATTACAACATTTGTGAATGGCTGAGAAGAATCAGACAACCTAGAAACGAAATGGAATCAATGGCAATCAACAATTCAGAATTAGATATGAAACAGCGTGTAGTGAATTTTGATAGTGATTCACTCAAACTACTCGATGTTCTAGCACACGATCTTATCAAACAACAAGACAAATTAGAAAAGGACGGTTTGGAAGTATTGTTATCCAGGACAAAAGAAAAAGCCATGCGCCTTGCTTTGATATGCCAACTCGCAACTGATCCACACTCAAAACAAATAAAAGGCGATATGACTAAGTGGGCGATTGAATATGTAAACTTCTACGATCAAATGATGGTGGAGACTTGTGAAGACAAAGTGGCTGGCTCAGAAATGGAGAGCAGAATAAAACAAATATTAAGTTTCATCAGAACGCAAGGGGAGATAGGAATTAGCAAAAGAGATATAGATAGGAGAGAAATTTTCAGATCAATGAAATCTTTTGAAGTAAAAGAGATAATAAACAGATTAATAAATGCAGGCGAAATACAAGAAAAAGATGTCAAGATAAAATCAACGGGCAGACCAATGAAACGGTTGGTTGCTATTGATCCCGACTTCTTTGACGACTAGGAGTATGTATGAACAAACCAAAAATGGAAACGATCAACGACCAAAAAAGAGAAGAGAGAGTCGCTGGTTTTATAGAGGGACTATGGGGTGTAAGTTGCAATAAATTACCAGTATCATACGGATTGGATTACTGGTGCGAAAGTAAACAGTCATCATTCTGGCTCGAAGTAAAATGTCGCAGCTTCGGTATTGATAGATACAATACGCTGTTATTGAGCGCGTCTAAACTCAGGATGGGCGGTGCTTTATCTTTAGCTACCAATCATCCATTCGTTATTGTGTTTGCAATGACTGATAGCGTGTATTCACACACCTGGGATAAAAATAAAGTATATGATGTCAGATTCGGTACGATTGCTGAACCGCAACTACCCGAAGACTCAGAGCCATACATACACTTCTCCAGGGACGAATTAGATTGTTTATCAGATAAACCTTTAGGATTTGATAGAGAAGAACTTGGGATTAACTATAACTAAACTCGTCTGAGTAACTCAGCGATTTCTTGATCTCTTGGGTTTGGTAATAATGTTGGGCCGATAGGTGCTGTATTGATTTGATCGGAAGTGTATGCCACATCTGGCAATCTCAAATCTAATGATGGTGCTTGAGTTGGAAGTTGATCTGCGAAATCTTTGAATTCATCAGATACTTCGTCTGTAATACCAGTTCTTTCGCCTTCTTTTATAACTGCTTCTACACCTGTTTGTGTGCCTTCGCGTAACTCAGTAACACCTGCAATCCTTGCTGCTCTTGAAAACGCACTCAATACGGTAGCTATCGAACCTTTATCTGTTTTTGACAATGCTGCTACAACTTTCGGTTGTCCAAATATTGTTTTATAGATAGTCAAACTTACAACTGAAGGCAATAAATTCAAATTGAAGAAGTTCGCTGCTAATGTGCCAGCAACAATACTACCTGCACCTGCTTTTTCTGCGCCTGCAACACTTGACGACATACTTCTTGCAAAACCTCTCAAAGAAAAAGCCATATCTTTACCAAACATCGCCTCTAATGTTTCAGGGCCATACGAATCTAAAGCTCTTTGAAAAACATTTGGTTTAAATATTTCAGATAAATCTGAAACCCCAGGTGTCACCCCCTTACGTAATAATTGTTCGAGTGCTTCTTCTTTTACATTATCAAAAGCCTCTTGAGACAAAACATTTCTCGCTTGATTAATTTCTCTTGCGCTGTTAGGTCTAAATATAGTTTTTACTATAGTTTCTGGTGCTGAATTTTCAATGTTTCGCATTAATGCAGATTTTTCTAAATTAATTGATTCTCCACTTGCTTTTGCTTTATCTTCAAGTGAGTTGAGAAACCTGTTGAAAGTTGTTCCTTGACCTACATTTGTCGCTTTAATTTCGTTTACTAAACTTCTAACTTGATTTTCATTTAATCTCGGACTGTATTTTCTGACTTGTTCTAAAGTAGATACCATTTTTGAATAATTCGGCCCTAGTAACGCTTCCAATGTAGAGTTATATTTTAAAATGTTGTCTGTATATTTTTGCATATTTACTATACCTGTTACTGGATCAGTAGCAGTATCTAAAGTGTCTTTGAATAATCTTCTTGTAAGATTTGATTTTAAAGAAAAAGCGATAGTAGGATCTTTTCTTTCCAAAGCTGCTAGGACAGCTTTCATATCTCCACCTCTATTAGGTTTCATTATGTATTCATACACATCACTTGGGTCTACACCCTGACCTTGAGCTTGAGTTTTTATCTTTTGTACTCTAGCGTTGTTAAATGGTTCGATTATTTCTCTATATCTCGCTTGTTCGACACGCAAATCATCAACAATACCACCAATGACTTTTTTATCGTAAGGGACTCCGCGTGGCATTGCCCCTTGGAAACCTTTAGGAGATTTGAAAGCAGTATACATAAATGTTTCAGGCGCACGTTCTATTATATCAGTGACCATTTTTTCAACATCATCATAAAAATTACCTGCTTGTCCTCTTGATTTTAGCCCTTGTACTGATTTTACACCTTTGAGTGCTTCTTCTATTTTTCTTAATTGTGTCAGGCTGACACCATCTTTAAAGACACCAGATTCAATTTCTTTTTGCAAACCTTGTATGATGCTAAGTCCAACATCATCTTCATTATATTTTAACAAAGGATCAATTTTACCTAGTCTTTGATTGATGAATTCACCTACACCTTTCAAATCAGCAGATAATTCTTGTTGGAATCTATCTAATACATCGCCTTCTAATTTATCTATCCTGGCATCAATACCAGCATATTTTCTCTGATGCGTTTTAATCACATCTTTGTAAGCCTCTTTCAATGTGTTCTGAACGCTCATACCAAGCTCTGATTTATCCAATGCTTGCATGACAGGGCCAAATCCTCCAGTTTCAGATGATAAATCGCCAAGCATTTTATTGACGAAATCATTAGCTTCTTTTTCTGCAATTTTTAATCTATCTTTCGCCATTTTCACTTCTTTTGCTGGTAATCCTAGATCACCTATTTCTGCATATCTTTTGTATGCAATTTCCTTTTCTGTAAGTTTTTCTCTCAATTTTGCTAACATAGCATTATTGTAATCAATCAAACCTTGTTCTCTAGTTTGTCTACCAGCAATTGTTTCACCTATACCTTGCATCCTTCCAGGAATAGCTCTACCTAAAAACTGCATACTGACAGCACCTTTTGCATCCAATGTAGCTATCTCACCTGTTTTGACTGCTTTTTCTATTTGTTGTACGGTTGCTTCCTTACCTAGTTTTTGATCGAGTTTCAATACATCATCCATCGCATAACCTTTTGCTATGACATATCCATCTCTCAATTTGTCAGCAGGTGCTTTTGAACCAAAGAAAGCAGAAAAACCTGCACCAAATAATTCTCCTATTCCTTGCGCTCCAGCACCAAATATAAATTCAGATGTTAGTAAGTCTGCTATTTCTTCTTTTGATTGTCTTTGTAAATCACTAGATGATTCGTATGCTTCCTCTGCGGCTTTACCACCAGCAGTACCAATACCAGATGCAAGGATGTTTGCAATACGTTGACTACCAATCAATGATCGAAGAACACTCGCTACTCTAAGATGCGGTGATAAAGCAGCTATTGCTCCGAATACAGGGCCTGCAATACCAGAAAAATCAGCAAAATCTCCAGATGAAAATCCTTTTTCGTCTATTACAATATTTTTGTTTGAAAATAAATTTCTATCAAATAAATTTTTCTCTGCTAGTGTTCTTTGTCCCTCTGGAGTTATAGCTAAGTTTCCTGCGCTGTCGTATGCAAAACCAGTAGAGCCTGCATACTTTTGTAATACAGCTTCTTTTTCAATCTCTCTGCCTACTTGATCTCTACCTTCAGCTATACCCAAAAGTGAACGTAACTTGGTGCTTTTTACGCCAGTATCGTAATCAAAAAAAGCCTTATCGTAAATTTTAGAGCCTTCAGTTTTTTCAAGTTCGGCAAATGCTTTCTGAGTAGCTTGATCTTCATTATCAGCCTCTACTCTTATTACTATATCTGGTCTTACTTTGACATCGTAAATCATTTTTTCGTTGCATCTATGAATGTAGTGTTGGGGTATGGGTTAGCAGCAGAAACTTCTGTCGTTGGAACACCATAACTTCTGGGTCTAAGAGGTATTGGCAAACCGTTTGTCGTGAAGTACAAACTTATTGCATCATATTTATTTCTAGCTGTGTTAGTTCTTTGGGTTACGCTATTAATTTGTGCTTCTATTCTTTCTAACACTTCTGTTTCTCTTGTAAGCGGATTTTTAAGACTACCAACTAATTTTTCAGCAATCTGTCTATCGACATTAGATATTGTTCTACCACTTTCACCTGTAATAGTTTTAATGTTACCATTTGCAATTTGTTCCAGAATTACAATAGCTCTTTCTCTTGGTGTCGTAGGTTCTTGTGATCCACCAGGTAAGAATCCTCTAGCTTGTGCAAACAATGAACTTGTTATTGCACCCAATCCTGTAATTTCCGATTCAGACATTATTTCTTTTACAGAATTGAACATTTGCATACTAATCTCACCTTGTTCAATATCATTAATAGCTTCTGATAATTTGGTTGTTTGTTCTGCAATTTTATCAGGTGCAGTATTTTTTACTCTTTGTTCTGCAAGAAATCTATTAAACCCTCCTTCCTTTGTTGCCATTGCAATTTCTGCTTCCCTTTCTGCTTGTCTTTCAGCTTCTTTCTCTTCAGCAGCACCAGCAGCTCCTAATGCAATTCCTTGTCCAATCTGTCCAGTGGTTGCTAAACCTTTACCGATGTTTCTTGCAAATCGAATAAAATCAGGACTTTGTATAAATTCAGCAAAGTTTCTTTTTGGAGCTTCTTCACTTGTAATCTGTTCCTCTGTTTCTAAAGTGTTATCTTGATCTCCGCTTTCATCGTCATCTTCTCCGCCACCTTCTTCAACTTCGATAACAGAAACGTCTGGAGTGTCAACATCTGGCTGTCCTCCATCTTCTGCTGCATCTGATACATTATTTATTTGTTCTTGAATTTGCGCTTCTTCAAATTTTTTCCTTTCTACTGTATCTGTTTCTAGTATCATTTCACTTGGATCTTTACTAAAGAAATCAGTATCTATACCAAATCTATCTAAAGCGTCAGATATAGAATCGCCTATAAATCCAATGGGTGAAACACTTTGTTCAGGATCATTCATACTCATAACCATTCTATTTACTTCTGATGGTGTTCTCCCACCACTTCTTAAAAAGAAGTCTCTGTCTCCACCGTACTGTTCTGCTCTGAAGACATCACCTGCTCTCTTACCTAAAAAGAAATCAGAAGCACCTTCCAAACCCTCTCTTGCAAATTCCCCAATACCGCCTAGAGTTGATCTTGCCGTGCTTTGATATGTCGCAGGTATGTTAAAAGACTCAGACAAAGTCCCAATACCCTCTTCAGGTGTTCTGAATTTTTCACCTCGTAAACTTTCTATAGGCACAACATCGCCAAGAATTTTTCCTTGACCTGATCCCATTACATTTTCTCTGGTTTTCATAAGTTCTGGCTGATCTTGCCTTATGAAATCTTCTACAGCAGATTTGACTTCACTACCCAATTTTACGCCTGGTGTGTTATACAGTGCGTAAATCTCTTCCGTCCTTGCGTTACCACTTTTTATCTTTTCTAGTGCTACGCTGAAATCCATGGTACTAGCGTTACCAAATTGTATTTCTTTCGGGCCGATTCCTCCTATATCGTCCATCATTCCTGATGGAGGCATCGTTTGTGCATCTACTGGAAATAATTCTCTAGCTTCCAGCATTTTATCCATAACAGTTGCTGTTTCGATTTGTGGAAACTGCTCTTTCAGGAGTCTTGTTACCTCTGCTGGAGAGTATCCTTGAGCAGTATAGTATTGAATAAGTCTATCTGCATTGACTGTAGCATCCCTGTCTATAGCTGGTGTTGTGAAATAAGATATTCCATCAGGTCTTCTTACTAAAATTGGGTCATCTCTATCGCCAGTGAATTTGACTTCATCGCCATTTGCAAACATTTGTCTTTGAAATACACTCATAACTATGCCATCGGTTGTCTTGCACCGTAAGGACTTCCACCGTAAGGACTAGGATTAGCAAAGTTAGCGTATGTGCTAAACATCGAACCGATACCTGCTGCTGTAGGGTCTGCTGGTATTCCGTATGTTGGTGTTACTTGAGTCATTCCTGATTCGTAACTTGGTAAGAAACCTTTGACAAATGTCGCAGCAGTCGCTGGTGCAAATCTATCTGCGGTCTGGGCTGCAAATGCTCTGCCAAGTCCTGTTTCTTTAACATCTCTAGCAGTACCACCTAATCTTGCTAATTCTGCTCTTTGTTTCTCTCCGAGTGTTACAGCTTCTCTACCTAAACCTCCGAGTGATGCACCCAATCCTGCAATCCCTCTGCCTGCACCAGCAAGCGTGCTTCCAAATCTTTCTTGCGCACCTCTTTGTCTACCAAATTCACCCATCGCTGCGCTTCTAGCATCTCTGAATCCACCAGAACGTATGCCTGCAAGTGCTTGTCCGAGTCCTCTGCCAAGTGCTTCTCTTCTTTCTTCGGCTGTTAATCTTGCTCTTGATCCAAATGCTGACTCGCCACCAGTTTTGATGTCTCTGGCTCTTTGTGCAACATCTGCCATCTCACCAGCTTTGAAAACATCATCTATTGTCTGTTGCACTACTCTGTCTTCGTATGGATCAAAATAGTCTTGAATCATTGTTGATGGGTCAAACTGCATATCAGCAGCTTGTCTCGCTATACCAGTTGCGTCTCTAGTCAGACCAATACCTTCTAGTATTGCTCTTTGGTTTGCATCTAAAAATGGTTGAAAAGATCCAATACCACCGTATGCTCCTCGCATCGCTTCTAATTCTAATGGCGATAACCCTGCTGTTTGTTGTATGGGAGTAGGTGAACCATATACTCTATTTGCTGCATCAATAGCCTGAGATATTATTCCTGGAGTATCTGGTGATCCGAAGTATGCCTCTCTTACAAATGGGTCAGAAATAATTTCTTTCCTTTCGACACCAAGCATTACAGGATTCATTCCAATTGGTACTTCTGACATTGCCATTATATTTCCTCGAATATATTCATTAGTTGACGCATGTTTGCTACACCGCGTTCTCTGTCTGGGTTATCTGTTTTTACTAGAGTAATGCCTGAATCTGATTTTGATAGATCAAATGCACCTGCACCTCTCGTTGCTTTCGCAGTCATCACATATTCACCATCGCTTAACATCGCTGGTATATCATCTGATGTGCCAGTTCCAGGGCCTGCTGATTCTCCACCGTCTCTCATGTCAAGTTCAGCAATACCACCTTCACTAAAATATTGTCTGTTTATTTCACCGCCACCAGCTACATTCAGGACTGATGGTTTTGGAGCTAGTCCAAACTCTGCTCTTGTACCGCCAGTTCCCATATCGCTTGCTAGTTGGTATCTACCTAGTGAATCCATCATCACTTGAGGTGTTGCGGCAATACCTTTTTCTCTTCTTTTGTAATCATCATATACAGCTTTTCCGAGTACACCCATCGCAGCTAAACCACCTATACCACCTGGAAACTTATCAAATACACTATCTTTACCGTATGCAGACTTCAAACCTTCTAATCCACCGAGTCCAAAATAGTCTCCTATACCGCCTTTTCTAGTAGGTTCTGGTACATTTCTTAGTTTACCTTGTAAAACTTGTATTTCTTCTAAAACTTGGTTCGCACTAAAATCGTCCCCAGCACCAACAAATTTGTCATAATTTTCGTATGCAATCTCTATCGCTCTTTCTAAAGTTGATTTTGCTGGGTTGGGATCATTCAATGGAGATGTCCCTGGTATTCCAGGTATCCCATATTCTTGAGAGGCGAAAGTGCCTAGTCCTGCTGTGATAGCAGCTCTATCAGAACCGCCTGCAGCTTTGGTGATTGCTGCATTTATGATTGCGTCTTTTGCTGCTTTGTTACTAAAGACAGATGTTATTGCGTTTGTTATCGTACTTAACATATATTTTCCAGCTACATAATATTATTAGGAATATCACACATTTATAGAAATATTTCCATTAGTTTTGACAGAAACAGTTCCTAAAGTTGCTTGCAGTTCATATCCTTGTGGATTAACTGGATTATGAAGCTGTATCCATTTGTTGCCTGTATATACTTGTAACACGCCAATAGATGTGTTCCATATTACATCACCTTGTTTAAAAGCTAAAGTGCTTATTTGTTGATCGTTGAATTGCGGAGTTGAATTTGGATCAAAACTACCTAAGTTAATTTCTAATATTCTGACTAATCTGTTGAATATTTCTCTTCTAGCAAACTCATTTGATTCAACAGGTAATCTAGTTTCAAGTAATCTAGCCATTATCTTTTACCATCTGGTCTTACATTATATCTGGTAGTTCCCAATCTCCACCCAATAGATACGTTCCCACTATTAGATTGATCGTCATTAGATTCAACACGCAAGACAGCTTGACGACCTCTTGCTCTAATA